TAATTGTATCTGATAATGAAGATGTTGTGGTTTCAGGCGTAGCTGGTACAGGTGCAACAGGAACCGAAACACTTGACACTGGGGCGGAGCCAACAGGTGTAGTAGGAACTGGTGCTTTCAACGAAGAAGGTGGAATAACATTTACAGCACAAAATGGTGCGCAACTTTCCACAACACAACAAAAATTTGGAACTGCAAGCCTGTTGCTTGATGGCGTTGATGATAGTGTAGTTTCTGACCAGACATATAATTTTGGATCAAATGTATTTACTGTAGATATGTGGGTTCGTCCAACTAGCGGAACACAAGATGACATATTCTACGATAGCAGAGACTCAACATCAAATAATGCAATAGCTCTACGCCAAGCGGGTGACAATTTATTAGTATTAAGAGCAAATGGAACGCTATTTAATGTAAATGATGTATTTTCTGCTGACACATGGGTTCATATAGCTATCACAAGAGGCGATCCATTTGGCAACACTTTTGCAGTTTATGTAAATGGAACAAAAGAAGGTTCTACAACATTTGGTTTAACAGCAACCGCAGCAGACATACATATTGGTTCTGATTTCAATGGCTCTAATAATTGGGCAGGATACATAGACGAACTCAGAATTTCAGACATTGACAGATATTCAGGCACATCTTTTGTGCCACCATCAACGGCTTATAATCCTGATGGAAACACAGTTGCATTATTACATTTCGATGGGGTGAATGGATCAACATCAATAGCAAATAGTACAGGTACTTCTGTATTTGAAATAGACACATTCCTTTCTGGAGTTGAAGGTACGGGCGATATTGGCGTATCTACATTCTTTATTACAACAGACGCTCCAGTAACATCCGTCATTGGTACGGGCGCAATAGGAAGCGAACTAATTGAAACAGACGTTCCTGATCTAAGTGTCTCTGGTACGGGTGCTATTGGAACAGAGACATTTGAAACCTTCTTAACTCCAGATGCATCAGTTGGCACAGGCGCAATAGGAATTGAAGTTCCTGAAATTGAACTTTTTGAAACTGGTGTAGCTGGTACAGGCGAAGTAGAAGGCTTTGGCATATCTGGCAATGGCAACATTCAATTGCTTGTGACGGGTATTTCAGGTATAGGTGCAACAGGCGCTATTGGTGAAGAAGTTTCAGCGTCTGAGGCTATTGAGACAGGAGTTAATGGCACAGGAGCCATAGGCACAGTCGGCATCCTAACTGAATTGGGCTGGGGTATTGGCGAATGGGGCCAAGGAGCTTGGCAGGCTGATACGCAGCCATTCCCAGCTTCGGCAATTGGTACAGGAGCTGTTGGTTCAGTTAGCATATTCGTCACGACATCTTGGGGTCAAGGTGGTTGGGGCGAAGGTGTTTGGCAAGGAGAGTAAGTAAGTGAACTATACACAGTTAGTTGCAAATATTCAGAACTTCTTGGAAGATGACAGTACAGAGCTGCAAGCCTCTATCGATCAAATTATAGAGCAAGCTGAAACAATGATATTCCAGCGTATGCCTAATTTGCCTTGCTTTAGGAAAACTACTACAGGAAGTATGATTGCTGGAACCTCTGATTACACAGTTCCTTTGGCAAGAATGATACGACAAGTCTCTATCATATCTTCAAATGTTGCATCTTATCTGAACCATAGAGTTGACTCATATATACGCGATTACTCTCCAAACGCGACTACGCAAGGCACTCCAATCATGTACAGCACAAAAAGTGCTGGTACGGCAGGAACCGTGGTAACTCTTGCGCCTACTCCAAACTCTACTGATACCTATCAAGTAGATTTTGTAGCCCCTGAAACAGGTCTAAGTTCAAGCAACACAAACAATTGGGTCGGTGACAATCTTGAAAATGTGTTGCTTGCCGCGTGTCTTTATGAGGCATCAGCGTTTCTTAAAGCTGGAGAAACATTGTCTCTTTACAAGACACAATTTGACGAAGCAGTGCAACTTGCAGTACAAGAGATGCAACGCGATTACGCAGCAGAATATAACGGAGGTCTATAATGGCTATTACTCAAGCAATGTGTACAAGTTTCAAGGAAGACTTGTTCAATAAACTACAGGATCTTGATACTGACACAATCAAGATCGCGCTGTACACTTCTTCAGCGACACTAGATGCATCAACAACTGCATATACCGCAACTAATGAAGTAACTGGAACAGGTTACAGTGCTGGTGGCGAAACTCTTGCGAACTCAACTGTAGCTACGAGTGGCACAACAGCATATGTTGACTTTGATAACCCAGAGTGGACAAGCGCATCTTTCACAGCTCGCGGTGCGTTGATCTATAACGACACAACAGCAGGCGACAATTCAATCGCTGTTTTGGATTTCGGCGGAGACTTTACAGTTTCGTCAGGTACATTCCGCATCGTATTCCCAGCACCCGGCGCGACTGCTATCATTCGCATCGACTAAAACAAGGATAAATTGACATGGCTTCAACCTATGCAAATGACCTTCGCCTCAATGAGATGGCTACTGGCGATCAGTCAGGCTCATGGGGAACAGTCACAAACACAAACCTTGAGCTTATTGGCGAGGCTTTCAGCTATGGCACAGAAGCCATAACAACCAACGCTGATACTCACACAACAACGATTGCTGATGGCGCATCAGACGCTGGTCGGTCAATGTTCCTAAAGTACACAGGAACTTTAGACAGTGCCTGTACAATTACTATTGGCCCAAACACTGTCAGCAAAATGTGGTTTATTGAGAACGCTACTAGCGGATCTCAAAACATTATCATCTCTCAAGGCTCTGGTGCTAATGTAACTATTCCAGCGGGTCAAACCAAAGCTGTATATAGTGATGGTGCTGGGTCAGGAGCTGCATTTGTGGATGCTTTTAATTCTTTAAGTGTTGGCACACTGACTTCAAGTGGATTAACTTCAAGTGGCATTACCTATCCCACATCTGACGGCACAAACGGTCAAGCATTAGTTACTAACGGAAGTGGCACTATCAGTTTTGGTAGTGCTGGTATATCAACAGGTAAAGCCATAGCTATGGCTATCGTTTTTGGATAAAGGAGGCTAGAAAATGGCTGCACCAAATATCGTAGATGTAAGCACGATCATAGGCAAATCCGCCACTGTCGCGCTTTCTTCAACTTCACAGACAACGCTGGTCAGCAACGCTGCATCATCGGGCAAGGTGTTTAAGATCAACATGATCCAAGTCGCAAACGTCGATGGCTCGAATGCCTGCGATGTTACAGTAGACGTTCACAGCGCAGCCTCTGGCGGCGGCACAGCTTACTCGCTGGTCAGCACCATTTCGGTTCCGGCTGACGCATCCTTGGTCGCTGTAGACAAAGGCACAGCTTTGTATCTTGAAGAAGACCGTTCCATTACGGCGACTGCTGGCACTGCGAATGATCTGGAAGTGATCGTTAGCTACGAGGAAATTAGCTAATAGGAGCCTCTGATGGCTAAACGTACAGGCGGCTTTATAGGCCAAGACGGGATCAACGCACCCGATCCAGCGACAGGTGTTACTGGCACGGCTGGCAATGAGCAGGTAACTGTTAGCTGGACTGCGCCTAGCGATGTTGGTGGGGCGGCGATTACTGGTTATAGCGTTCAATCCGCTGATGGTAGTGGGACTTACCTAAGTTCTTACGATATTGAAAACGCATCTTATGACTCAAAGGATTTTGGTTTTTCCAGTCAAGACGCAAATTTGTCGGATGTTATATTTAATGATGATGGCACAAAAATGTGGATGGTGGGGACTTCAAGCGACTCCGTTCATCAATATAGCTTATCTACAGCTTATGATGTTTCCACGGGGTCTTACGACTCCGTAAGTTTTAGTGTTGCTTCCCAAGAAACCAGCCCACAATCTCTAGCCTTCAATGACGACGGCACAAAGATGTACGTTACTGGGTTTGCCACGGATGCGGTTTATCAGTATAGCTTATCTACCGCCTATGATGTTTCTACTGCATCTTATGACTCCGTAAGCCTTGATGTCTCTAGCCAAGATACAGCGCCTCAAAAGATATTGTGGAATCCTAGTGGCACTAAACTTTATATGCTTGGGTATAGCTCAGATAAAATATCGCAGTATAACCTGACAACCGCGTATGATTTATCTACAGCCTCTTTTAGTGTAAGTAGTCCATCTTTTGCTACCGAAACAACGGTTCCTACAGGGATGGCTTTCAAGCCAGACGGTACAAAATTGTTTGTAGGTGGGTTTAGTCCAGCCAAAGTATTTCAATAC